TCAGAGTCTGGCTCTATGGGGCATGTATGGGACACACTCTGTTAACTGCTTATTGAGCAGTTCTATTTGCCCGATATTGTTATCTTTCATCCATGCTCCGTAAACGTTGAATACCATTTGTGCGTTTGCATGGCCCATTTGGTTTGCTATGAAGCTTGGATTCGCTCCTGCCGATAATGCCCAGCAGGCATAAGTATGTCTGGACTGATAGGCTTTTCTGTGCCGTAGTCCAGCTCGTCTCAATGCTGATGCCCAGGAATCTCTGATGGAATCTGCTTTATAGTGGTGGCCGACTTGCTGGCATTTTTTCACCAGTTGCGGATTAAAAACAAACGTGCATTCATGGCTTGTGGTGCGTCCGAACTCCCTCAGTTTGACATCAATTTGATATTGCGGGCCAAACCTTGTCATTTCAGCCTGACTTTTCAGGGCATCAACAGCTGGTTGAACAAGATGAATAACACGATCAGTTCCCGCTTCTGTTTTTGGTAGAGTGAACTCCCCGAGTTTTGTATAATTACGACGGATAGTCATTGTTTTAGCTTTTAAATCAATATCCTCCCAGGCGAGAGCTATTAGCTCACCGTGACGAACGCCTGTGTATACTGCTAAGGACCACAGGTTTTTCGTTTGTTGATGGTGACAGGCAGCAATAAAGCGAATAAATTCGTCACGCGTGAGCGGATCTGGCTCTGTTCTGGATCTCTTTAATGGTGTCAGCCCGTTAAATGGGTTTGACCCGATATAGCCGTTATCAGCCGCAAATTGAAACATTCCTGCAATTGTCGTCATGTAGTAATTAACCGTAACTACCGATCTCCCTTTAACCGGCGTTGTTTTTCCATTAGAGAGATTATGATACCCGGTTAACAAATCTTTCCTGATAAACAGTAAATCTTCCTTTGTTACAGACGAAGCAAGACGTTTTTCCCCTATGCGAGGAAGCATGTTTCTCACCACGGATTGATACCGACTGAATGCATTGCTTCCTATCTCAATTTTCTTAAGGTCCAGCCATTTTTCCGAAAGTGCCTTAACGGTTATCTCTCTTTTTCCCAGACCAAAGTGTTTCAGGTTAGGGGAATTAGGGAACTGCGCGGCGTAGTCGAAACTCCCCATTCTGATTGCAAAACAAACGGAAGTGCGAAGTTCACCTGCGATCTTCCGGTTTTTGGCGGTGTCAGGAACACCGAGGTTTTCTCTGACACGTTTGCCATTATAGTGAAACCATATGCGGAGTGATCCGCCATGGTTTTCAACGCCTGTCGGGTATGATGCGTTACTCATTAAACCTCCCAGACGTCCAGGAGCATTAACAGGTTAACCGGAACTTGCATTTTTGGCACCTGGTTGTTTCTGGTTTTCGATCCATCGCATAATTTCTTCGATGTTGTACAGGCATTCACTGTAGTGCCCGGGATCACCTTCTACAGCGTAATGGCGGTATTCTTTTCCCTGCATCCATGACTTTCTTCTTGCCCGCTCAATGGTGCCAGGCTTTAGCCCTGTTGATGCAATGAGGACTCTCTCCGTACACCATTTGCTGGGGGTTATCTGATAGATGATTGTCTGCATGCCAACCTCATAAAACTTTCATCCACGGCAGTGGCACCACACGTCAAACATTCGTTTCACAACTTCACGGCAGTAGAAGCCGTCAACATCACGGGTCAGGTCGTAGCGATTGTCGAATGTGTTGCGAACCCAGAACTCAAAAGCCGTATGCATGTATCACCTCCGTTGCATTGCGCGTAATTTTTTCAGGTGCTTTTCCTGCTCAGTGTCCGCGAGAATTTTGCGGTACTCCTGGTGGTCAATATGTTCGAACAGGTTGTTGAATTCAGTGATGCGTACCCGCCCGGAGCGTCCGTCCATCCTCAGGAAGAATACCGAGTGAACAGTACTGCGAGTAATTTTTACCGGATAGCCAGCGCTATCCGTGTATATTTGCCCACTCTGAATAAGTGCGAACATGTGGTTATCCCCAGCGGCAAATTGCAAAAACAATCAGAGCGATTGATATTGCAATGCCAACAATTGCAAATGCTTCAGGCCAGCTCATTTATTGTTCTCCAGTGGTAGTAAATCTGGCACTGTTACGCCAAACAATGCTGCCAGCGCACGATAGTTCTGCTCACTGTGATAGCGGCCTTTACAGCGAACCAGTTTTTCCGCAGCGGATTTGATTGTTTCCAGTATTGCTATGCGCTTCTCTGATGTTTCAAGTAACGCTTGCTTATCACGTAGCGCTTCTTCCAGTTCAGTAACATGGCATTCACTATCAATAAGGTTGTTCTTTGCAGCTTCCAACTCAACACGCAGCTTCCCAACCGTAAGCGCAATATCCTCGTTCTCCTGGTCGCGGCGTTTGATGTATTGCTGGTTTCTTTCCCGTTCATCCAGCAGTGCCAGCACAATCGATGGTTTTACCAGCTCATGGAAAAGGTCCGAGTCAAATCCCCAGTCGTCATACATTGCCTTCTCTGCCGCCTCACGCAGTGCCTGGTAATTAATTTCGCTCACTGGTTGCCTCCTTTGTGCCACATCGCATTCAGATATTTGTTTTGATTCACTGACGGAAAAGAATTTCTCTTAAGCAATTCCTCTATCGATGGCATTGGCTTTACGCGTTGGCGAATAATCATTTCTGCCGGAAGAATGCCGGGATTGTATGCAAGTCCTCTCATGATTTACTCTCCACGAACTGGTCAATAGCCATGCTAAGTGACACACCTAAAGTCTCGATATGCTGCTGAATATCCTGTAGCGTCTGCGCCTGAGATAACAGGATTTCACGGTTGCATAACTCTTTAACCAGATGCTCAAACTTGCTGTAATAACCGATACGACTTAGTGTTTCTTTCCCTGCATTCTCGCCTTCTTTGATAATTCCTCTTTCGCTAAGAATCAGATCGTGTTTGGTTCCGGTAATAACGTATTTTCCGAGGTCGATGTTTAGCTTCATTGTTAATTACTCCATGTTAATTTATTTGTATGCCTGCTCTTTCTTCATCGAGTTTTTTTAGCTTGTATCGCATAGCTCTTACTGAATAAATGGAGCGGCAGGTTGCAATTGCTATTTCTTCTGCGGAGAACTTACCGAAAAGTGATACTTTGAACCGCCCCGATTTTCCTGGAGAGTGTTTTATCTGTGAACTCAGGCTGCCAGATCATTGTTTCCGATGGAAGCATAATGAGCTTTTTCTGCTTCTGCCGGAGGAGTATGGCCCAGCCTTCCCAGCAATCGTCGATTGTTATACCAGTCCACCCACGTGAGTGTGGCCAGTTCCACTTCTGCACGGTTTTTCCAGCTCTTACGGTGTATTACCTCCGCTTTGTAAAGACCATTGATACCCTCAGCCATCGCGTTGTCATACGAGTCGCCTGTGCTCCCTGTTGATGCCAGTAATCCGGCTTCCTTAAGCCGCTGCGTGTAGGCCAGCGATACATACTGAGAGCCTTTATCGCTGTGATG